TGCCATCAAAAACTGGGTGCGTCTGACAGAACTCGACCTGCTCAAGCTCCTCGACCAAAGGCTCGAACTCGGTTGGCAATCCCACTTGCTCGAGCACCCTTGCTACTTGGTCTTGGATTTTGGCGTAGTCGGTCTTTTCGCAGATAATCACGCAATCGTCACCGTTGTTGCATAACTCGTAGTCCAGTCCGCTCGCATGCAGTGCCGAATAAACGACACCGCACATGATCAGACAGTTCCCGAGGCCCGTGTTCATGTCGCCGCTCATGCGGCCACCACGTACGGTATACTTGATTGTGCCATCGTGACACCTGCCAGTGCACTTTGTCTTAAGTTGTTTGGCAAGGAGCTTGCGCGTCCTCTTGCACTTAATGAACAGTTTGTATATACTGTGCTCCCATGTCAGAAGTGATTGGTTGATGTGTTGGTCCATGCGATGGACGTCAAACCCGAACGCCACAGGTACCGCGAACCGTTGCCACTTCCTGGCAATAAGTTCACCCTGCTGACGTGCGTTCATGCCCTTGAAAATCACCGTCTCCTTGAAAATATCACGTAGTTGTTTATACAAAATGTGCTCGAGTGGAGTAATGTACACACCGATCCCGATGTTGTAAGCAGGCGAACGTGGCGAGATAACCCTAGGGTCTGGGTCTGGCTTCTTTGTGAGGTTGATCTTCTCGGCCTTCGTAAAGACCTTGGCACCCCAGTCAGCCGGACTCAGCCCCCTCCTCGTCTTCCTCTCCAGCGCGGCCTCGTAAATTCGCTTCTTCTGACCCCGCGAATCAACGAACTGACGTTCGGTCATCGGGGTGAGCGTGAAGCTCCTCTTTGAGATCGCAAGCCGAACAGGCGCCAGAAGGCGGAACACCACGTCCAACGGCGGAGACGACGGCCGGCCAAGGCTACCGTCCCCACTGCTATACTTGCTTACAAACACCCTCGCGAGCACTCCTCTCTCGAGAGTCCGCACACTACCGTCGTGAACCCCAAATCGACTAGCAACTCGGTTTCCAAAAAAGTAAGTGATGCGACGGAATCTTTCCCTATCTCGCCGTACTAATTCAGTGCAACAACGCTCGTCGGACTCGAGCCCTTGCG